GTGAGAATAGCAGCGAGATCTACCGCTCCTGACGGGCTGGTGGCTCGAGCACGAATTCGTCGATACGGCCAACCTATCTATCCGCATCGCCGCCAATTGCTGCGCCGTGTCCGAACACTGGTGGACCAGGTGATCGTCGATTTCGGTGATCATGCCACCGGAGCACTTCAAGCGTCAGCGCTGGCGGTGGGCGCTTTGGCGGGGCAGCCAGGAAGGCTACAGATGACGACCGGCCCGTTTCTGATCGTCGGAACCTGGCTAGTCGTCGACAACAACTTGACCGGGAAGGCATCGAGTAACGACGCACTGGTAATGGCCTGTCTGAAGGGGCTCGTTGCCGGGGTAGGCAACACGGACCTCGCTCTGTTGCTGGGCGCCATTGGCATTGGGGTGTGGTTGCACCTCCGGGAGCGGCACGAGCATCGACGCAACGAGTATTTAACATAATATACATTATGCGCAACAAATCGGGTTTTAAGCAGTAACTGAAAACAGGGTCAAGCCCCCGGCGTCGGGGGTCTCGCACGAAGAAGCCAGCGCCGTTAGCTGGCTTTTTTACTGCCGGAGACGACGCCATGAAGAATCCGTCCAGGCACTGGGTCAGCGCAACAGAGTTCGAACGCTACGCCAGCGGCCTATCACGAAAGCATCTATCCCGTCTATTGCGCCGATGCGACAGAACCATCCGCGATTGGCAGTCAGGACGGCGGCCAATCCCGGCGTGGACAGTCCAGACACTGCGCCTCCATCAACACGAGACGAAGCTAGCCTATCTGAACATGTTCGGCGTGCTACCGCCTGAATAGCTTGCAGAGGGGTGGCCTGCCTGCGAGCCACGAGCCCGCCAGGAGCGCCCACAGCTGAACCCGCTACTCGGTCCCGCCAGCCTCGCTCCGCTCGACAACCGTCCGGAGGGTTACAGGACCAGGTGCTTCGTCAGTTCTGCCCAAGCGCGGACACTCCTGACGCTAGACGCAATATCCTGCTGCGGATCCGGCAGAAAAGTTCGACCAGGTCGACGTTGGCGCAGCTGCAGCGCCGCACGATATTGCGCAAGGGGCTGTCGATCGACAGCCTTTTTTCGTTACGCCGTGCGCGTGACGACTTTTGCGGAGGCCGGGTTGATCGCCACCCGCACCTGGTGCACCTGGTCGTCCGAGGTATCCGCGCGCACCACGCCATCTGACCAGGTCGACGTCTCGAAGATAGCTCCGCGCTCGGCCCGCGTGCTTGCCTTGCTGGCCCGGGCCAACAACTCCACCATGGCATCAAAGCTCACCGGATTTCCGTTACGCGTGACGGATTTCCCGGCGCCCTTCTTCACCACGGCCAGCTCGCCACGCAGCTTGTCATTCTCGGCGAACGCCTTGTTACGCTCGGACTCGGCCAGCTCGAGCTGACGACGCAGGGCTGCGACCTCGCGCTCCTGGTCGCGGTCCTTGTCAACGCCCATCCGCAGCAGGATCGTGCGATCTTCGTTGAGCTCGTCAATGGTCTCGTGCGCCTCGGCCAGCTCAGCACGCAGCGCATCGACCTCCAGGCGGCACTCGTCGTAAGCGTCGACCTGGTCGACCACCAGGCGAGGCGCCCGGCTATTTTCCGTCACCGTAACAGCATTACGCTTGCGCGCCCGGTAGGCGGCCTGACGCTGCGCCCCGGTCAGGGCATCCGCCTTGCGCGGACGGCCACGGCCCCGCTTGGCTTCCACGTCCAACTCGCCCGTCACATTATCCGTCACGTCACGCATATTCGCCTCCTTGATCCGACGACTCTATTTTATGTCACGCGTGACGGAAATTCTATTTCCGTTACATTTTAACCGTAACGAAAATTAGCCAGCCGGCCGTTCCTTATCGCCAGCCGCGGCGGATATCGCCTTGTTCTGCTCGTCGCTGATCTTGCCGAACGGCTCGATGGGCCAGCTCGTCACCGCGATGTGCACGCCGGCCTTGTTCAGCATCACATGCTCGCCATAGGCCGAGCGTTGGACGCCCCACCCCATTTCTTCGAGCTGGGCCGCTGACAGCCGCTCCTTGAGCCGGAAGCTATCGTCGTACCACTCGACGTACAGCCGACTGCGCCGCGCGTCGTAGATCATCCCGGACAAGCGCGGCCGCCATTTGGAGGAAATCGACGCCACGTAGTCCGCCGCCATGGCGTCCTGTGTCTGCGTCTGACTGATGGGGGGGCCACTGACCGGAGGTGGCTGCACCGCAGCGGCATTCGACGACGGCGCCGACGAGCTCGTGACCGTCGTGGTCGTCACCAGGTGCGGCGTGTCCTCGGCCTTCTTCTTGACCAGACTCCGTTCTAGGCCGCCACCCTTGAACATGTGCACTAGGTAGCCCACCGCCACCACCAGTGCTATCAGCATCAACGGCGCCCATTTGCGGAGCACCGGGTTGTTCCAGATGTTCGTGCGGGCGTCCTTGTAGGTCGCCGTGTTCGTCGTCTCGGCTTGATGGCTCCTATAGGTACCGAAGTACTTCGGATCATAGGTCTCGGTCCCCTTGTTGACCTGGACGAACTTGATCTTGCGACCGTCGTGCATGCCCTTGTACGAGGTCCACTTGTACGAGCTGTCCTTGCCGCGAGCATTGAGTTTCTCGAAGACAATCTTCTGGTCGACCCGGTTCACCCACACCGGATGCACACCGCCGGCGCCCTGCAGCACCTGGCACATCAGGACGATGTCCAGGCCCCGGTGCCGGTGCTCGGCGACGGCCTTGATCTGGTCCGCCGGCATGGCCCGCGCCGAGCCATGCGGCCAGAAGTTCTGCGCCTCGTCCAGCACGACCAGGGCATCGTTCTCCACGAGCTCGTTCCATCGCAGCACATCCCCTTCCGGGATCTCGTGCAACAGCTCGCCCACCCTCCCCTCCTCCAGCTCGGCGACGGCCGCGATCTTGGCGTGATCCAGGCCGTTGATCCGCGCGAAGACCTTGCGGCCCTCCTTGAGCGCCGGAATGATCCGCTTCACCACCGCTTCCCACGTCTTGCCGGCACCCGGCAGTCCCTCATGCACGATCAGCATCGCATCACCATTGGAAGAGAGTCACGACCTTCCGCAGCATGCGGAAGCCGAAGGCCGAGCCGAGCAGCGCAATGCCCGGCCCGATGTTGAACACCCCGAGGAAGTACAGCACGTCGCCCGCCAGCGACGCGAACGACTGCTGCAGGCTCACTCCCTGCAGGAAGGTGGGTGCCGGGATCGCCGCGATCAGTGCCGCAATCGCCGTCAGCGCCAGGTCGACGATATTGATCGCCAGATCTGAGAACAGGTCCCAGGCCGCTGCGAACAGCTTGCCGAACAAGCTCAGCAACCACGTCGCAAAGTCAGAGAGAACGCCACCGAAGTTCATAGGAACGCAATGCGGAAGGCCGCCCAGGCCGCGACGATCAGCACGATCACGCCGCCCATACGGTAGAGGTTAGTCATCGTGTCAGAGCACACAAACTGTCCGGCATCGAGCGCAGGCAGCCACTTGCTAGCGGCAATGCTCCAGTGCGGGCACGCCCCGCCGCTGATCGTCACACTGAAGAAGCCCGCCGACGCCACGTACCAGGGCGATGCCTTGATCGTATTGACGAAGCGCCCGAACACGTCCGCGAAGGTCTTGGTCTTCGCGGTGTACACGCTACCGCTCGGCCCCTGGAACGGCGTGCCCGTATCCTGCTGCTGTTGCTGGTTGGCCGCCCCGCTCGTCGTCGTGGTCGTTGTCTTGGTTGTGCTGCTGCCGTCCGGGTTGGTGGTCTTCTCCGTCTTGGTCTCGTTCTGCGTCAGCACAAGCGGGTCCTGCTCGGACGTGCTCATATCGGTATTCGGTGCCACGTGCACGGACTGGACCACGTTCGTGTCATAGCGCAATCCAGTCGTCGGGTCGATGCTGCTGCTGGTCTTCGCCGGCAACGGAAAATCGAACGGCCCGGCGATGACGTTGCCGTTGTAGTCGGTGAACGTGCCCAGGTCGATGCCCTGCGAACGTGCCCACTCGGCCAGGTTATGCGCAGCAGTCGGCGTCATGCCTGTCACCTGCGTCTGCATCGCCGACAGCGCCGCCGCATCTGTCGGTCCCGTCACCGGAATAGGCGAGCCAGGCGAGGAGCAGGACACGCCGTCCGCATTCAGCGTGCTCCCCGATGGGCACGCTGAGAACGTGCCGCTAACCCTGCCATAGTTCCAGGGGCCGGACACCGATCCGTCTGACTTCTTCTTGGTCATGCACGACACTTGATACGGTGAGGCGGTTCCGCTTAACTGGCATGAGTAGTGCGTATAGCCGGTCTCCTGTGCGTCATTCGCGGCCGCGATTAGGCCGGTCACCTGAGTTATCGTCGTGCCGCAATACGACCCATAGCCCGCCTGCCACGAATAGCAGAACGAGCCAGGGCGATCCGACACCACCGGCGGCCCTGGCTTCACCAACTTCCCGTCGAGGTAGTTCAGCCCCGCCGAGATCAGCGCGTCCAGCGCCACCCCCACGACCGGCGAAGCAATTGCGCTGGTCAGCACCGTGCCCGCCAGCTTCGCGGCATTGAGCGCACGCCGCCGCATGTACGCTGTCTTGCCGACATACACCCCGTCGACGTCGATGGTGGCCTGATAGTTCATGCCGTAGTCACCACCGCTTCCAGGCGGCAGCAGTTGCCAGCCGCCCGTGCTGCCGTAGCTTGCGGACGGCGCCGCTTCAGCTCGACCCAGCAGCAGCGCTAACACCAAGGCCAGCAGCACCGTGCCTACCTGCCGAACCCAATCGCCACGCAGGCGGCGCACACGAGCCCCAGCAACGCATAGAACAGTAGCCATAGCATCACCCCACCCCCAGAAAGAAAAAAGCCCCTACAGACACTGCAGGGGCCAACAGAAAACGGCAGACGCCAGATCAGCCGAAGAAGCCCGCCACCTTCTTCACGGACCACTTGGCGAAGCCGGGCAGCGCATAGATCGCGCCCACGGCGACAATCGAAGCCACCACCGACGTCGCATCGATATTCGCCAACACGCCGGACGTGTCCACGGTGGTAACGGCGTGAGCCGAACCGGCGGCAACGGCGGCCGACATGGCGGCCAGACGGATCAACAGGGACTTGCGGCTCATGACTACTCCTCGAAAAAACCAGCCAGGGACCGCACCACCCGCGCCACGACGAAGCAGAGGACCGGAAGGGAAAACCCCAGCAGGAATGCGGACCCTAAATCGGTTCCCGCTGGAGGTTGCAAAGCTTGCGCGAGCGTGAGCGTGCTTGTGTACTCGCTCGCGGTCTGCAGGATGAAGCCCTGGCACTGCTCCGGCGTGTCCGCCGTGGCCACCAGGGCACCGTTCTGCCAGGTCACGCACTGCGCCACGATCAGCGCCCCAGCGCAGCCCTGTACTTCGCATACAGAGCCCGCTTGTGCGTACGGCGATCGCGCTCGGCAGCAAGACGCTGGCTGCCATGAACGCCAGCCCAGGCGCCCAGCAAGAAAGCAACACCAATACAGGCGGCGATCTTCAGCAGTCCAACGTACACGTCCATCACGCCGCCTTCTTCTCTTCGACGCGCTGCAGCGGCTTGATCGACGTCACCACCTTGACGTCGCCGCCGTCCTTGCCGTTGCTGGTCTCGATCAGCGAGATCTCCGCCAGGAACGGGAACGGGTTGTTGATGACGGACTTCACGATGCCCGAGTTCTCGCACTTAAGCGCCTGCGTGCAGACGCCCTTCGAGTCCTGGCCGCGCAGTTCCACGTCCGTGTAAATCGTGCCGGTGTCCATCTGCCGGCCGTCCAGATTGCCCACCCAAAACTTGGCGCCCCGGATGGTGACGCGTGCGATCATTTCCATGCCCTACTCCCGATGAATCGACGGAGGTTCGTGCCCGCCGTACACGTGCCGCGCCACAGCAGATTTCTGCGCTTGCGCCGGCACCCCAATGCGGGTGATCCGGGCCACAAGCGCGGCGACGTCTTGGTATCGATCGATGGAAGTGGCGTAGCCCACCAGCTTTCCGTACTGGTGCTGCACGTGGTCGAGCTGGCGCTCGCACACGATCTCGTCCTGCGTCTCCAGCGCCGTCTTCTGATCAGTCGCCAAACGCAGCGGATCGGCCTCCAGAAAGGCTTCCAGCGCCTTGTACGCGCCGACGAAGTAGCTATCGCGCTCGATCAGGATGCGGTGGTCGACCACACGATCCTTGCAGCGGAACTCGATTTCGATGCGCAGCCACTCGCTGTCTTGCTTGCCGAGCTGCCGGCCCTTCTCATAGGCCCGCAGCATCTTGCCGTTCTTGCGCCGGCCGATTTCCAGCGTGCGGCCACCGCAGGCCCCTGCCCCGGCCACGCCGCTCTCGATCTTGCGATACACCGGGATGCGCCCGCCGGCATTGAACTCGCCCGCGAAATACAGGCTTTCGACCTGGTCAACCGAGACCTCGCCGGCGCAGAAGTCGCGTGCCAGGTCGCAGCGTGTGATCCGCGCGTCCAGGTCCTGCACGGTCGCATAGACCGCATCCCAGTCAGTGACAGCCGCGCAGCCCACGCCCGACAGGTCAAGGCACACCGTGCCGGCTACGTGCTCCCCGCCCGCGCCGATGATGCCCAGGCGCACCGTCTCGCCGTTGATGTAGGCCAGCACGTCAATGCTCGACTCGTACCGGCGCCAGCCGTAGCCGTTGGCGCTCAGCGTGACCGGCACGCCGAACCAGAGATGGAAGTAGGCGCGCAGTTGCTCCAGGGCGTCGCCCACGCTGCCGCAAGGCAGGAAGGTGAAGGTCAACCAATCGACGATCGTCTGTTGAGGCCCTTGCGAGCCACTTTCCCCCCGTTTTACCGGACGGGGGGAACGGCCTGTCGGCCGTCCGTCCTCGCTACGCTGCGGGCGGGCGGCCGACAGGCCGCCGCCGCCCAGAACCTCACCGTGGAAATCGACGCGCATGGCCATCAGAAGAGCCCCTTCTGCGCGCGGTACTTCTGGGAAATGGCCTCTTGGGCCCGGACTTGCTGCTCGGCCCGGCGTTGCGCCAGGACGTCTACGAGCCATTGGGGACGAGTCAGGCTCTGGAATGGGTCCACCCCAAGCCGCGCCTTTGCAACGCACCTACGCCCGCCTGCACCCATTGTTAACCCCTCGCTCGGTTTACCCGTTATATTTCGGCTCGTGTACCCAGAACCGGGGTTACCCCCGTTCCGGGTAATCCGAAAGTTACCCTCAGCAGGGGTAACGCGGAAATTGGAGATTTCTATGAGTTATCAGGAACTGATAGCGAAAGCGCTTCACGGTCGGTCGGTTAATCGCGCCGCGAAGGAAATGGGGCTGTCTCAATCCAGCATGGATCGATACGCAAAGGGACAGGTGCTGCCAGATTATGTGACCGCGTTTATGCTGGCCCGGGAGGCCGGTGTGGACCCGCGCGAAATGTTTTTGGCGCTGGTCGAGGAAGAGGCCAAAAAGCGCGGTCTATTGGAAAAAATTTCCGAGGGTTTTAATTCGCTGCTAGCACTCATCAAGCCGCGCGGGAGAAGGGTTTCCGCGTGGTGCTAGCAGCTTAAAGCTTGATTTGTTGCTTTATACATTATGCGCAATTCAACTGTAGCGGCTAAGTTGTAATGTCCGGATCTGGCTAAGTAGAAATGTCCGCCTAGCCTGTCGTTCATGCTATCCAGCCTGCCCGGTTAGATGCGATGGAGACGCCAGGCGATGGCTAGATCTGAGGTCATTACGGTAAGCATGTGCGAGTTGGACAGGCTCAAGACCGTCCAGGCGGTCGTAGACGGCGAATTGCGGCCTGGCGTGGCCGCTGAGCGGTTAGAGATCACAGATCGGCAATTCCGGCGGTTGCTGGATCGCTACCGGCAGGAAGGCGCGTCGGGATTGGTTTCTCGCCGACGCGGGCGGCCCAGCAACAATCGACTGCCGGCGGAGCACGAGGCTGCGGCGCTCGACCTCATTCGGGAGCACTACACCGACTTCGGGCCGACGCTGGCCGCGCAAAACCCTGAACTGGCACTCCCCGCTACAAGTCCTCGCGCAGGTTCTGGCCAATCCCACGGACCGGCTTCCTGTTCAATAACTGAGGGGTGTTGCACTTCGCACTTGAAACCGCCCCACATATCGGAGGCGTGGTAGTAGCCGATCGCATCATGCCCTCTGTAGCGCATGGCCAGCCTCCGGACCACCCGATCAGACGCCGTCACGGTGTGTAATCCCTCCATTCATCATGGTTAATTGGATCTTAACCTTACTGACCTCCTGGGTGGAGACCTCAAACAGATTGCGCTCCAGCACAATAAGATCCGCCAGCTTTCCCGCCTTGATCGAACCCAATTCGTGCTCTCTTCGCAATTGATAAGCACCATTGATGGTATAGCCATGAATCAATTCAGCCAAGCTCAGTCGCTCTGTGGCTGGCGGTAGAAACGGACCATCTTCTCGACCTACTGTTTGCCGAGTCATGCCAGATTGGATGACTTCGAGAGGCTTGTAGACCACCTTGTAGCCTGTCGCCAAGGCATCGGTGCCGAGTGAAACCGTGGCACCAGCCTTGAAGAATGACTTAAAAGAATACATACGATGCCAGCGTTCTTCGCCTAGAATATCGCGGACCTTTAGTTGGTAAGGGTCGTAGACACCCCACTGAATCTGAGTGTTAGCGACGACGCCGAGCTTCTTAAAGCGTGGAATATCTGCGGGATCGGTGAGGAAAGCATGGCAGATCGTATGACGCGAGCCTTTACCAGTACGCGTATTCTGCGCGGCTTCGATTGCGTCCAGCGACATCCGCACTGCAGCGTCGCCGGTGCAATGGATGTGCGTGTCGATTCCCTCGGCATCGGCTTCTCGAATCAGGCGATCTAAGGTCGCCTGTGGAAATATCGGCTCTCCCCGCCAGTCCGGTTGATTGGCATAAGGTTGTAGATAGTAAGCGGTACGCGTTAGTTCTGTCCCATCTGCCAGTAGCTTTAACACGCTGGCCTGCACAAGCTTACTTTGATAGCGCTGGCGATGTTTCCTCAGGATAGGGAATGGATCGACATCCGGATTGTTGTGATAGTACGAACCGATGACCCGGTGGCGCAGTTTTCCCCGTCGCTCGATACTCTGGAAGATTTCGTATCCGATATGTTGACTATCTGGCCAGAGGACGAATCCAGCATCAAAAACGGTGGTAATTCCTGCGCTGGCCAGCCGAAGCTGCCAGTCCTCGATGGCACTGGCCACACTTTCGGTGGGGAGAAAATCAATACCATGCTCTCGCTTTAGTTTTCCTAGTGCGGAAAATAGGGCCGGGACCTCGCTTATAAAGCCAGTTGGTTCGCCGGTTCTGTCATCTTTCTCATACCATGACTGGCCAGGTACGACATCACGTGGCGTGTCCTTGGTAATTCCGGCCATTTCGAGAAACTTTGAATTCGCCCAATAATTATGCAGGTCATTGCTGATTAAAAGGACTGGGCGGTCGGCCACGATGGCATCAAGTGCTTCCTTCTTCGGGCCTGTGGCGGGAAAATTTGAGGCCATCCAGCCAAAGCCAGATATAAGCTGCTGATCCGGATGGCTTTTTGCATATTCGCGTATTGCCGCATATATTTCTTCAGGGTCTTCGTGGTTGACCCAGACCCCTGCAGCAAAACCTAATGTCGACAAATGACTGTGAGACTCGATGAACCCAGGCAACATCATGCGACCTTCAAGATCGATAACAGTCGCTGTCGTTCCGGAAAACTGCGTCGCGCCCTGGTTGTCGCCAACATAAACAATGTGCTCGCCTTTGACGACTACCGCTTCAGCCCATGGTTGCGATTGTTCGACCGTATAGATCTTGCCGTTGCGGAAGATAGTTATCGTATCGTTTTGACTCTGGTCGGCTGCATTGGCGCGGTACGGTACGCCAAGGAGAGTGCCAGCGACAGCACTTAGTCCAAACGCAATGGCGCGACGCCGTGACAACTGCAACGGTTGCCCATCGAGTTCGGCTTCGCTATCGGGGTCGACGTTCAACAGCGGGACCAATGAGAGATTTACGCAGGCGAAACACATCATCTATCTCCTAGGGGCGGAAGGGGCGGCTGCCGCAACAGCCTGTGGTCGCGTTGCGCACAGCATCGTTCTGCGACGGTAGCGGTTTTGATCGGTGCATCCCTCGGATCTCGCCAGCCTGCACATTACCTATCTGTTCGGCAGGTACCACCATCCGGCTGCCGCCTTCCGTGATCTTTATCACCAGCGCTGGCGGCCCGATGAGGCCTTCCAGCGCTCAAACAGTCAAACATCGTATGGCACGGGAACACCTGTTCAGCCTCTCACGGTTGGTAAGCAGGGGTTCGGCGCCAAAGGGATGCGACCTTCCTTTGATCCCTGGCCAATAGTAAAAGAGGATTTCTATTTGTGACTGAGGAAATCTCATGATCTAGTGCTCATTCCCTGCGGAGACGAGGCGATTTGATTTGCATCAACCTCCAGGCGGATATGCTCTGGGCCAGGGCAGACAGCTACCTCGGTCGCCATGGCACGGCACAAGGCATCGCGCGCCTGCAAGATGGCCGGTTCGTCGCTGCTTCTCGTAAAGGTCGGCAGTGCACTGGCGTCAACGAACGCATCCTTACGAATCCCGCCTATTTCATCGCCACCCGGGCCTACCTCGAGCGGCACGGCAAGCCGCAGGCGTTCTATTCGGATCAGTTCAGCGTGTTCCGGGTCAGCGCCAAGGCCAATGCCGAAGGCTGCGGCTACACGCAGTTCGGGCGCGCGCACGCTGCAGGGCGAGCCGCCGCGGCCGCAGCACCCGCCGGGGTACGTGAAGCGCTCGCGGCTGATCAACCGGCTGCACCTGGGAGCGGGCGATCAAGGGCACGCCCGTGCCGTAGTTTGCTTCCTTGCCGCCTGTTCCAGACTAGCCCGCGCGATGACACGGTGGAACGGTGTAATTACCGCGAGGTACGTCCGTCCCAGCAAGTTATGGCAATGCACTACGGTCACCAAGACGAGTTCCCTGCCGCCTGCCGCACCCGCGCGCAGCTGGATCGCGAGCCGGAAGTCGAGATGGCGATCGTCCTCGCCCATCACCAGTTCCCCTGCACTCTTCGACCGCAGCGGAAAAAAACCGATCACCGGCCCTCGCGCCGCCGCCGCAACGCCGACCGCACGAGACGATTTGACGCCGACTGTCGCCATAATGGTGTCCCGTACCCGCGTCAGCGCACGAATCCACCACGCCTGCCGCTCGAATCCAGCGCGCGCCAACACTTCGAGATCATCGCTGGCTCCCGCCGGCAACTGAACCGCATACGCGTCCAGCAAGTCCGCGCCCCGATAAAGCGGCGCCAGGATGCTGTCGGATGGCATGGGTATCGCATAAGCTTTATGGGCATTGATCA